ATACAGTTATTGAGGTTTAATAATAAACATTTTGCTGACTTGGGAAACACGGATTTACTGAAAATGTCCGACTGGCTTGAAGAACTGAAAGCGTATAGAGAGTCAGTATTTAGCGGAGATATGACACAGGCAATGCTTAAAGAGGAGTACAACAAGGCTATTGATGATCTCATGTCAAAGTGCGAATCTGCTAAGTTTGCAGACGATGATGAAACCGTACTTTCCGACATCCACCAGGGAGTGAATAGCGGATTAAGTATGGCTATACATTTTGCTAAAGAATTGAGAGGTGGAGAAAATGAGTGATAATCAGAGCAATCTTACAGACAAAGAAATGGAAGATTTGCAGAACATAGTAACTGACACATTAGTAAGTGTATGTGCTATGGCAGACAAGAACAACATCGACAGAGATAGTATGCTGAAATACTTTGCTGATATGCTCACAGCTCTTGCAGAAGTGGCAAGCATACAGAATTATGAAACTAACCACACCAATGCAGACAGAATAAGGCAGATGTCGGATGAAGAATTAGCGGAGCTTCTTATAACTTTTAAGAACACATTCGGTGAAGAATACGAGGGAGAAGCTAGTTGTATGGATTGGCTTCAATCAGAAGCAGAATAGGAGAGGTGAAGAAGATGAATAACAGTGCAAGAATAATTAAAAACTTTATTGAGTTTCAAAGAAATGTGTCTACTGAAAAAGCAATACATAGCCTAGAAGAATTAAAACGCTTTGTTATGTGGGATGATGTTGAAAATAACAGCTTTTCAGCAGACGCTTATGAGGCTATTGATTTGGCAATTGATGCGTTGAAAAAGCAACTCACAAGATTACAGTAATGTGGAAAGAATGGCTAGGACAAAAAGCAGAATAGGAGAGAATATGAAGTATATAAGCAATGCAAAATATGGAGAACCAGTTGAGACAGGAACTATCTACAGAGGTGACAATAAAATATTAGGTATATGTGTCCATGAGTTACGTGGTTGTGGAGAAACACTATATATGAATTGTGAGGCATTAAATATCTATGATATAAAATTAAACAGTACATCTGTGATAGATGCGATAAATGAAGCACAATCATTAGTGAAGCGTGAGCTTGATTTGCTTAGCAAGGAACTTAATTCAATATTGAATAGTGAGATAGAAATATCAAGGTATTAGATAGGAGAGAATATGGAAGATAGATATTTATTCAAGGCAAAGCGGATTGATAATGGGGAGTGGGAAATTGGTAGTCTAATTGCATTGCCGACAGGAGAATATGAGATTTCAAATAAATGCAATAATCCACCAGATTGTGACCCTATGTGGGATAAAGTAGTAATTACACACAAAGTAGAACCATCCACAATCTGTCAATGTACAGGTTTGAAAGATAAGAACGGTAATATGATTTGGGAGAATGATGTTATAAAATATCATTTTAGGGATCTATATGCACAAATCAGATATGGAGAATATCAAAATTGCTTTGATAGTCAAAAAGCAGAGCACATAGGATTTTATGTGGATTGGTCAGAGAGCAGGAATTATCGCAAAGACTTAGGATATTGGATAAACATGGTTAATGCAGAGGTTGTTGGAAATATTTTTGACAACGCAGAGTTGTTAGAAAGTGAGGGATAAAGATGAGTGATTTAATTGATACATTAATTAAAACGCTTAAAGATAGCAATGCAGGGTTTGTTAAAGCTAAGGTTGGCGAGTACACAATTTTTGTTACGGATGACGATGATGGGGCCAAGGTGCTTGATGAAGCTTGGGACAATTACGTAGAAGAAAGCGAGGGATAACAATGATGACAGGACAAGTATTTATTTTTTTAATTGCGCTGAATACATTGTGCGCAGCAATCAATTACAGTCGTGGCAACTATGGAAATATAGCTATAAACATAATCGCAGTTGTGGCATGTTTGACAGTATTGAGAGGAGAAAAAAGATGACAGAGATTGAAGCAGTAGAAAAATTAAAGGCATATATTAAATGTCAAAAAAGAAGCAATAAAGGAATTCACGAAGATTGCAATAGCAAAAAATGCGATGACTGCTATTTGTGTTATGAGCAGGGCAATTCTGGCGAACACATTCAAAGCGTTGAAAAGGCAGTACAGGCACTCGAAAAACAAATTTCGAAGAATCCGTATCACATATCACAAGTAGACGATAATGATAATGCAAATGTGGAGTGTCCAATGTGTCATGCTAAAGCAGATTATGCAGTCAATATGATTAAAAAAGGATATTGTTGGAACTGTGGACAGTTGCTGGATTGGAGTGGTTCCTTTGACAATGCAAAGTTATTAGAAAGTGAGGGATAATATGACAGAGAGTGAAGCAATTAAGGAATTACATGAAATAAGACCGAGAGGTGGTATCATCCCGCAAAAGAGAGCCGAGGCTTTAGATGTGGCAATACAAGCACTATAAAAGCAGATTCCAACGAAACCTATACGATGTCAGAGAAGCGGCATGTGGAATGATTATGAAGATTATTATTGCACTTGCGGCAATTTTATAGGATATGAACCACAAATAAACGGAATACTTAACGATGGTAAAATTCCTATCAAATATTGTGACAAATGCGGTCAGAAATTAGACTGGAGTGGAGAAATTGTTGGAAAAAATGTATTTTGTGAACACGATTATCGTGTTTTGGCTGATTTTCAACGAACGCAGGCAAAATCTAAAAAAACAACGCATTATGTTATAGCTAAATGTATTAAATGCGGCAAAAAACAGAGATTTATTGATAACGGTTTTGGACAAACAATAGGAGGTGTAATAGATGAGACCGATTGATGCAGATGACTTAGTAAGATTCTTGAGCATGATGGATGCTTATTCGTCTTTAGGGATGACAAGAATTAAATCTATTATAGAAGTTATTAATCGACTACCTACCGTTTATGATATCGACAAGATTATTGAACAGCTAAAAGAAGAAATGGAACTTGCATATGTTGATTTTGATAGATATGTTGAAGAAGTCGATCCTTGTTTTGATTCTGAATATGATGATTTTTTTCATAAGGGCTTAGGAAGAGCGATCAAGGTATTAAAGGCAGAAAGAAAGGAATAACGAATCCATGGTAAACCATGGTTATGCAGCGGAGAAAATAAGAATGGCTGTATAGAAAAATAATCATTGTGGCTATAAGGTGCGTAACGGAAACAATACGTATCGCATAAAAGCAATCTAAAAATTTATCCACGATTACAAAGTGATTTGTAGCGTGGTGTTATGACAAAAAAATTAAAAGTATGTTGGGTAAGTGCTGGAATATCAAGTTTTATGGCAGGTTATCTTGCAGGAGATGTAGATAAATGGATCTATATTGATATACAAGACCAACATACAGACAGTATCCGATTTATCAAAGATTGCGAAAAAGCAATCGGGAAAGAGATTGAGATACTAAGATCAAAAGAGTACAGAAGTGTAGAAGAGTGCGTCAGAGTGTTTGGTGGGTTTAGAAATCCTGCTAATGGCTTCGCTCCATGCACAAACTGGCTGAAAAAGAGAGTGCGTAAAGAGTGGGAAGAGCAGCACAAAGATTATGAACTTACATATGTATGGGGTTTCGATCTAAAAGAGAAGAACCGGGCAGAGAGAACTGTTGAAGCAAACCAACAAGCTAACCATGAGTTTCCGCTTATTGACAAAGGATTGTCCAAAGAGGAAGTACATGGAACGTTTGAGAGAACATTTGATTTTGCAAGACCGGAAATGTACGAACTTGGTTATCCAAACAACAACTGCATAGGATGTGTTAAAGGTGGAATGGGTTACTGGAACAACATCAGAAAAGACTTTCCAGAAGTGTTTGAGAGTCGTGCGAAGCTGGAAAGAGATGTTGGATACTCAATGCTTAAGGATAATTACGGCAAACCTGTGTTTTTAGATGAACTAGATCCAAACAGGGGTAACATGAATACAGAGATTTTCCCCGATTGCGGAATTATGTGCTATTTGAGTTTAGGCGAGAGGTGAAAGAATTGTGAAAAAGTATGTGTATGTAGCTTATTCAAAAGATAAGTATAAATTGCCGATTTTCATTGCTGACAGTCCTAAAGAGCTGTCGGCAGTAGTCGGAGTAGACTCGAATACAATTTCTACCATGATATGTCGTGCGAAAGCTAAAGGAAAAGAATGCCGTTTTGCAAAAGTAGATATTAGCGAAGTATGAAAGGAGAGAATAATGGGAAGTAACAAAAAAACTTATAGTGACAAGGAAATATATGATTCCTTAAAAACGATAAGGGACATATGTAAAAACAGTGGTGGTTCATCATGCGGAGATTGTAAATTGTCTTACAGAGAGAGTGGTATTCCCTATTGCGGCGTAAGCAACACACCCAATGTGTGGAGAATTACTGAACCACCGAGCGGATGGAAACCATTTGAAAAGGAGAAAACAGAATGAAAAATAAAATTAGAGTATATATCAGCGGAAAAATTACTGGTACTGATGATTATATCGAAAGATTTCAAGAAGCAGAAAAACGCATAAACGATCTTATGGACGTAGATGTTATAAACCCAGCAAAGATATGTTCTATGATTCCAAAGGATGCGTTTACACACAATGAATACATGGAGTTGTGTATGCTTTTGTTATCTAAATGCGATTACATCTATCTTATGAAAGGATGGGAAGAATCCGCAGGAGCAAACATGGAATATGGCTATGCGGTTGCCGCTGATAAAATCATACTAAAGGAGTGATGACTTATGCCAGATAAAACCCATAGTAGAAAATCAAAAGGGATTAAACGTAATGATGCAGATTCGAAAAAATGCGTTTTCCCAAACTGCTTTGTATGTCCGTTGCCAGACTGCACTTGCAATAAAATGTTTAAGTCTGAAAGACAATATCTTCGCAGGATGGATATGTTTAGAAACTTTCAAAATTCTGCATTAAACGGTACGACAGAATACAATTTGCAAAGACAGTACCCGGAATGCACTGATAACGAATTGACGGTAAGTATAAAAAGTATTTTTGAATCAATGGAACGACAAAGGAGATGAGGAAATGTTGACTTTAGAAGAACTGATTAAGCATATATCTTCTGGATGTGATGTTGAAGTGTGTAACGAATTAGGCGTAACACGTGTAATATTACCATTAACGGCTTTAGAAAATGTAACACATTATATGTCGGATCAACTATTAGACAGTGAAGTTTTAACTATAAACTGTATTTTACATTAAGGAGGAATGAAGATTATGACTCAAAATGAAATAGCGGAAATTATGAGATTATTAGACGAATCTGACATAACAACATGGCCGATAGAGGACCAACTTGCTATTAGCGCAGCGTACTTAGCTTTGGCTAATACTGTTGCTCCGATAGTGTTACGAAATGCGTCTAAAGACGATAAAGCAACATTTTTATTTAAGGTAAGAAAGGGGTGATGTTTATGGTAGCGATTGAAAAAAACAGCGAAATGGAAATTTGGTGTGCTGACTATATAAACGATCCGGTTAAAAAATTACACGGTGACTGTAATATTAAAATTGTGCAGATAGAACATGCTACAGGCGATGACTATATTGTCGAGTTTTTGAGAGAAGAGAGGTAATGTTAAAAATGACTGATGAAGAAAGAAATGTACTTGTAGAACAATCTATGGAGAAGAATAAAAAAGGTTGTGCTACGAAAAGAGCCTTAGAAGCACAAAGAAAACTATATGAAGAAGCATATCCATTTCACGATGTTGGTGGTTATGAGGATATGGATGAGATCGCATTTGGAACTAACGATACAAGTGATAACAGATAACGGAGAGAAAACAATATGGAATGTTGTAGATATTGCACTGCTGAAACTGGAAGAAAGGTAGGTTGTCATGGCACTTGTGAAAAATACATTAAAGAGCGATCGGAGTATAACCAAGAAAAGAATCGCATATTTAATGAAAAAGTACGGAATAGTGTGATGGTTAGTTACATTACCGATCCGGTCAGAAGCGTAAAAAGAAAGAAACTTAGGAGGAAAAAATAATGGCACACAATAAAAGAGCAGCTATGCGAAGAGAAGCGAGAGAGCAGAAAAAAACGAAGTTGAACAGTTTGGAACATGAATGGCTTGCGAGAGCAACGGTTCATCCTGTAGGCGGCAAGGCGTTGGATAAAATGGCCATGAAATATTATAAATTTGGGTTGGCAAATGGAATGTCAACATCAAGTTGCATTATATTTCTAGCACTTCATGAATATTTTGGATTTGGAGAGAAGAGAATCAATACTTTGATGAAGTGCGTAGCAAAAGAATCCATGAAAATGGATGAAGCACCAACAGAATTTAATGTTGACTTCTATCAGAAGAAATTAGAAGAGGTTATGGACATTTCTTTAGAATCTTATAGCGAAGATAAGATTCTAAATACGGATTATAAATAAGGGGGCTGATATTATGGCTAGAAAAAGGTCATTTAGTCGTGATGTAATCACATCTACGTCATTTTTGGACATGCCACTGTCTGCACAGGGGTTGTATTTCCACCTGTGCATGAACGCTGACGATGATGGTTTTATCGACAATTCCACAAGCGTTGCTAGATACTGCCAAGCAACAGCAGATGATATGCAATGCTTGTTCGATCGGGAGTTTATACTTCCGTTTCCAAGTTCTGATGTAATAGCAGTGAAGCACTGGAAACGGCACAACACGATACAGTCAGACAGATACACACCTACGGTATACAAGTTTGAGATTTCTCTTTTGGGCCTTACAAAGCAAGGGGAATATACTTTTAATGAGAGAGAAGCTAACTGCTTGGCAACAGAAGCAGGTGCGTCATGGAAAAAAGTTATTAAAGATTTGGAAAGACCGGGTACTGGTCTGCGTAGACCAAAAAGAAAAATCATTAAAGACGATAAAGGAAATATGGTTCGCCAAAAAATAGAAAGAACAAAAGGTGGATATGTTGCAAAGACGAATCATCTCGATCGCGGAATAGGTACTCCAGTAACGATAGTTGTACCAAGATCATTTGTAAAACCAACAATTGCAGAATTAAAAGAATACTGCGAACACAGAAAAAATAATGTGGATGTAGAAAAGTTTTACAAATACTATGAATCAAGAGATTGGTTCATAGGGAACAAAAAGATGATTGACTGGAAAAAGGCTATAAGGGACTGGGAACTGATGGAGAAGAAATCCTTGCCCTTAAAACAAAAAAATGACAGCGAGGTAAAAGCTAATGACTAAAGATGATGCAGAAAAAATTGTAATGATGATGGAAGCGGCTTATCCAAACTATCATCCGAACAAACGATACACTGTAAATGCATGGGGTGTACTTTTGAAAGACTATGATTATGATGTGGTTGAAATGGCGTTAAAATCTTATATTATGAGCGAAAATAAGGGATTTGCTCCATCAATCGGTCAAATTGTAGACATTATACATCGTATTCAACGCCCTGATC